GAGACATCTCTTTGAGCAAACGAATATGTTGAACCAAGACCAGCCTGCAAAATACCAACATTAGCTTGTGTCAGTGTCCCAACATATGTGTTAGTGCTAGCGGTATTAGCAAGAGTTGCCCATACTGGGCTGGTAAGAGCAACAGGAGATGTTGCTGTAGAAGTAATTAATTCGATCGTGCAAAGATTATCAGCAGTAATAACAAGAGTTTGTGGCAGTAGCTGACCACGATTTATCAGACCAATTTGATATGGTGTTCCTGTCATTGATGCAGTATTCGCAATTGCTGCACCAGTAACAGTGTCACCAAAAGCGATTACTGTTGAATTACTTCCTGTCACACGAGCCGTAAGTCCTCTAGAACCTTGATTCGGGAAATGGATATGTCGACCGACTAAATTATTTGTATTAGCAGAACCATGAATACCACCAGTATCAAACGAAGTGTTTGCTGTTGTGTAAAGAATTGCGGTGGTATTGGAAGAAGCATTTGCTGCATTATAAGTCGAATTACCTGAAAGTTCTACAACACCCATTGGTCTTGATGCAATCGAAAGAATTGGGTATCTCGTATTCGAAGATGCAACAGTTCTACGAGGTACAGCTGGAGACATTCCATATGAATATGTAAATCCACGCTGATCGTCTTGTCCGCCTTCAACAATAACCGAAACACCCCAGTGAAACATATCATTTGTTGCAGCAGTAACACCAACATTTCTTTGTTCATAACGAACAGGAAGATTACCTGTTCTTGACCAAGGAACTGACTGTGATGGAAGACCACCAATATTTGCTGGACCGAGGTTTCCGAAACCAACATAGTTAAAAACAATCCATTCACCGTTGATAACAATACCCCAACGTGTCATACCAGCGCCGTACCAAGTATACTCCATCCATACCATTTGAATACGAGACCAGTCTAGGCTATTGATTGTAGACTTGTCGCCATTCCAGTTAGGAAGAGGAATACGTAGATCGGAAGGAGTTCCGGAGTTTACACCTAATACTGATGCTCTTGGTGATTGCACATCAGAACGAACAACACAGAACATGCCGTAAGGATTTGCGCCTACTGAGAATGAATAATTTGATCCAGTTTGAGCGCTGAATGCAGGGGAACTGATAACAACTGCAGTAGAGTTAATAACTTGAGTTACGGTTACGGCTACTGTAGGATCGATTCCTGGACCAGTAACAGGTGTTCCGTAGTACAGAGTAGCTGTGCTCGAAAGACCGCTTAGAATATTATTCCCCGAAGTCAAATTACCTGTTGTGGTGAATGTTGTTGCTGTTGCAACAGGATCACCCTGCTCAAGGAACATACCATTACCATCATCAAAGAAACCAACACGTTGACGTTGATTAGTTTGTGCGGTGCCGAAATTGACCGCAGTAGACATAACCATCGTTTTTCCTGGCTGGTAACGATGATATGGACGACTCTGACGAATTACAACATCAGTTGCACCAGTCGACAAACGCATGCGAACACCGCCCTGTCCTGGCAGATGAGTGACGGATGAGTTTGATCCTGGAGAAACAATATAGTTTTCCCAGCGCATTGGCTGAGCGCCATATTCAAAGTCAGCTTCATAAATATTTTGGTGTTTTGATGTTCTAATACGCCCAAGATTGTCCATAGATCCAAACATTGGACCTGTAGCTAACGCTACTGGATCAATCGTAGAAGTAGGAGCTGGTTTCTTAAATGCCATATTAAATCCCTCTGAATCTTTTTATTATTTAGTTGTTAGTCAGCATTAGAAAGAATGTGATTAGCAACACCAATAACAGCTTCTTGCATTTTACGTTTTGCACGAAGAGCTGCGAGATCTTGAGCATCGATCTTATTTCTATCGCCAGCAATAGAAGCAATCTTTTTTTGTTTATCAGAGAGTTTCATCTCTAGCATAGAATACCCACCAGATTCGATCATTTCATCCATAGCCTGATCAGCTTCTTCTTCTGTCAAATCTTCCGAAACAAATCGTTCGCCAGAAACAGATTCAGCCCAAATATTAAATAGTTCTTCGTTCATTTCTGTTTGCTCTCTGCGAACTGGCATTGTTCCTGGATCTTTTTCGACTGGAGTAGTTCCAGTTTGTGGATTGTTTGATTGGTTATCTGTAGCATACTCATACAATTTGTCAATTACTTTGCTGCATTGATCAAGCTCGCTGGCCAGCGCATCTGGAACTTGATTGTTGTCATCAAGAATTTCAAATGCTTCTGCAGATTGTAGAGCGATAGTTTCCAACAGCCCTTTGACATCAGCTTTAGATTGTCTAAAATCGGAGTTGTTAACAGAATTCATTCCTAGAGAAGGATTATCTGAAGTGGATGGAGAAGATGCGACACCTGGATTTTCATTTTCAGTCAAACCAAAACGAGACAATAGAACTTTCTTAAATGGCGATTCCGCAGATTCACCTACATTATCTTGGTTTCCAGCAGAAAATTGATCAGCTTTACGGCGACCCTGTTTTGCTTTTGTGTTGCCCTTGAACACATCGTCACCATTGCCATTACGATCCTTAGAAAATTCGTTTTCCGTTGGACCTTCTACTTCTTGTTGGCTATTGTATGCAGTTTGTCTCTCGCCATCAGGAGCCGATGCTGGGCTTCTGTATCCGCCGCTATCTTTGTCGATTGTCGCTTTATATACAGCCATCAGTTATTCCTCTTCGGTTGCTCCAATGCTTTGGCCAATTTCTTGTTTTCTGGTTTCAAAAGCATTATTGATTTTATCTTTCATCACTGAATCAAATGCCTTTTCTAAATCAGCAATATCTCCGTTGATTGCGTAATTTACGACATCTTGTGTATCATATTCCATAGTTCTCAACTCCTATTTATAAAACAAAATTACTTGGCAGGTTATCGCCAGAAGATTTCTTTTTAACAGGCATCTTTCTTACGAATGGACCAGTTTTGCCTTGAACAATTTGCGCTTTGGTTTCATTTGGTGCTGGCGCTGAACCTTGATCATCAGGAGCTTCGCCATCTTGTGGTTGATTGGGATCGCCTTGGTCTTGACCATCTGCTCCCATCGGTGGTGGTGTCGGACTGCCGTCAGGATTTAATCCTTGTGCTGCCATTTTCTGTGCATCTTCAGCCATTTGCTTTTCCATTTCTTTCATATCTTCATCAGACTGATAAAGAACATGGCGCTTGATATATTCTTGTGAATAGAACATACCAATAAATGGTTGCATTTGAGTGAGAACATTTACACGATTCATAAGAATTTCGCTGTCTTTTAATTCAGCAAAATAGTTATCTCTTGCGTAATCAAAAAGAAGTTTGTCTTTAACTTCATCCCAGTCGGACTGAGCAAAAACTTTCTTAAGGATCAGTTGCTTTTCTAATGCATTGAGAAGAAGATTAGAGAAACGAAGCCTTAGACGATCGATAAACTTTTGAAATGATAGTTCGTCACGAGTAATTTCTGAAGACCGACCAAGACTAAACCCTGATGATTCTGGGTTAATTCTTGATACTGGAACATTAAGAGAGCGATATAGTTTCTTCTCAAAATATTCCACATCGTCCAGCTTGCCTAAATTCTGGCCAGCAGGAAGTGTTGTAATTTCTGTGCCATTCTGACCTTCACGACGAGGAAGCCAATAGTCCTCCAGCATCGTCATAAATTTGCGGTCATCTCTAACGTCACCAGTAGTTGCGTCATAGATAAGGCGATTCTTATGCTTTGCCATCATATCGCGCATGTGCTGCTCTGCCTTCATTTTAGGCATTTGACCAACGTCAATATAAAATACACGACGTTCGGGAGCGCGAGAGATACGATAGATAACTGTAGCATCTTCAAGAATACGCAGCTGGTTAAGTGGTTTGATTGCTTTGTGTAGGTATGACAAAACGAGTTTGCCGTCTTTATCCATCAATCCAGAAGTGCAGTGAAGAATAGCATCCGTATTAATTCTTAGACCCTGATTGTCCATACCTGTGGATCCAGTAGCCTTAAATCCTTTTTCATTGTAAACATAAAATTCGGCAGTATTTTTATTAATGAATACTTTGCCTTTACGTTCCCTGCTGAGCAAACGAACTTTGCGAATTTTGCGAGGATCAACATAACGCAGTTCTTGAATACCACGTTCTGGATCATTCTCGTCAATCATTACATGATAGTAAAGTCTACCATCAACATACCAACGACGGAAAATTTCGTATCCATAATTGTTGAAGTTGAGAAGACGAGTAATGTTAGAAAACTCTTCTTGGACAATTTTCTTTAATTTGTCTGATAGCTCTGGAATGCCGTCAAGGTCGAGGGTGACGATTTGCTCATCACCCTCTTTAACGATTGCCTCGTTAGTAACCTCATCGATAGCTTTTTCGCATTCTGGCTGAAGAGCCATTTCGCGATATTTAACAACCAATTCTGCCTCTGTTTTGGCAGAACCTTCCATGTCCAAATATGTACCGTAGGTGCCACCAGCGGTAACGACCATCGCGCCATCATCAGTCTCTTTAGGAGCAAATGAAACTAAATCTTGCTGGTCTTTTTTTCTACTTATCTCAAATCCGAATAATTCAGCCATGTGGCACCCCTTGGTATTGTCATCATAATGTATTTATGCGGTTATTATAGACCGCCAGCATTACCAGTATTGCCAGCTTCAATGTCCCAGTAGTCGTATGTGAAGGTAACATTGAAACGCTCGAACTGATTGGTATCTGACCAGTCAAGACGAATAGGATCGATTCTTGATGGATAGATGCCATTGAAACGATAAACGCGAAGTAGAGTTCCGTCCTTAGCCAATTGACCAACACGAGCTGTTGACTTGTATTGTGACTGAGTTCTTAGGTTCTCTACCTTCATGTTGATTGCATCTGACCATGATTCAAGAGCATTACGAACAGCGAAATCTTCATCGTTCATAATTGTAACAGTCCATGGATCGTAAGTACGATCGCCAGCAAAGTTAATCACACGACCAAAATATGGAACAGGGATATTCCCGAGGTTTGACTCGGGAATATTTGTTGTGCTTGCTAGGAATTGAATAGTACTATCCACAGCAGAATTTACAGGATTGAAGATGTCAACGCTGAATAGCGTAGGACGAGCACCTTCAAACTGGAAATTTGCTCTTACTTCGTTGATATTAAAAGCCATTTTTATTGCTCCTCTGAATTAGAACTGACCAGTAATGGTATTGAAGTCAACACCAGTACGAACAGCAACAAAGTTCAACTGGATAAAGTTGATGCTTCTTGCTGGCTTGATGTAGATATCGCCGACGAACTGATTCGAGTCAATTACCTGACCATTATTGTTTGTTTCGTCGCAAACAACACGGAAGTCATAGATACCACGGCGACCCTGAACCTGTCTCAAGAATGGTTCAATCAGATTCTTGAATTGAGCGCGAGTGAATTTGTCATTAAATTCAAACAGGCTCGAGCGCGAGGCATTTTCAATAGCCTTTTCAAGAGTAATGAACAGACGACGAACATTGATACGATCAAACGCTGATGGCTTACCGAGCAGAGTCTTATCGCCATAAAGAATTGTGCCTTTTCCTGGGAATTGAACCACAGGATTGACGTCATTCTTATAGAGAAGATCGCGTTGAGCTTGGTTAGGATTAAACTGCAGCTTTACAACGTTCTTGATCTGACCACGATTGAAACCAGCTGGTGAATACCAAGAATCACGAGTTTGGTCTGTCAGTGCGCAAAGACCAGCGATATCGCCATTCAAAGGAATCCAACGATAAACATCGTTATACTTGTCATACTGATATTTGTATCCAGTATCCATCACAGCATAAGAGCTGTTAAGAGTCAAACCAGAAATACCATTAGTAGAACTACGGAAATCAACAGCATACTGCACAGGATCAACTGTCTGGGCATTTGTAACAATTGCTAGATCTGGTGAGATGAAAGCAACACAGTCTTTACGTTTTTCGGCGATATTTGCAATGATATAGTTAGATAGACCAGCAGTGCTAATTGCCTTTCCTTGCATTACCAGAGAAAGATCAACATCAGCTTTACCAGCAAACAGATCATAAGCTGTTGCAACTGAACCAAGTGCAATTGTGCTTTCACCAGCGCCATCCGTACCAAGGTTAAAGGTAGCAGAATATGGAACAGTATTTGATGCCGCTGAGATGGCATTAGCTAGACCAACTGGTGAAGTCGAACGAGCAGTACCTGCAAACACATATGCAGACTGAGTGTCAAGAACTGTTTTGTAATAGCTCGAAGCACCTGAAGTTGTTTTAGCATCAGTTGCGCGAGACAGATTTGACCAAACTTCAAGAATTGTATTCTGAGTTCCAGTAAACTTACCACCAACATCAGAAATAACAACGTGAAGTTCGTCTTGAGTTGACAAACCTTGGCTTGTCATGTAAGTGGAAATTCCTGGAGCCTTATCTACCGCATTGTAATATTCCCATAGACGAGTAACACCAGTAGCCGTATTACTTGT